GCGTGCTCGAAGAGAGCGGCGTTCAGTTCCGCAGTCGGGGAGGTCGGAGAAAAAGACTGACTTGAAACCGTAGCTCTCGACGTCGTGGTCGCCGCCTGTTCGCCGACGGCGACCACGGTCGCCTGTGTGCGCACCCGACATCAAGAGGGTGGCCAGCGGCTCGCGGCGACCTGGCTTAGACCGGACGCTGACACTGCACGGATACCCGCGGAAGCCCACCTCGGCGTTCGAGGATGGGGTCGGACGTGCGAAGGGTGAATATGTCGCGGGCATGGAGGGCCGGTCATCCGTGAGAGCGGAACAGCCCTGATGCGCCCTGGAGAGTTGGAGTAGCGCGCTCTAATAATTGAGTCCCGGCATGCGCAAGGTCGCTCATGAAGGAGGCTCGTGGCCGGATGGAAGTATCCAACAAGGGATGCGTGTCCACTAGCCGTGACTTCGCTACAGAATATCTGTCTGAGGTTGGAGTTACGGACGAGGATCTAATCGACGTCTACCGTTCCTATGGAGGGACGGTGCTTGGCCTGGAGCTGCTGAGGAGGTCATCGCCGACTGTGTCTCTTGTGGTACCGGAGGATGTTGTCGTACCTCTCGGTGATGTCCTCACCATGGAGGCCCAAGAACTCGTTGAGCGGCTGCCCCCAGGTCTGCGGCGCGGGTTCGCCATCAAGTATTCAGGGCATGGCGAGAGTTTTTCGCCGCACTGCGTGCGAGGGCGGTACTCCTCCCGACGACGCTTCTGGGACGGACAGGACCAGGCCAGGGCGGTCCGACTCGTACGGGAGGCCGTGACGAACGCGCCGCCGCGGACTCGGGCGTTGGCCTTCCAGGAGTACATCAACAGGTCCGGGCTCTCCGGCGTGTTCTATGCCCACGTGCATCAGGAGCGGGTGCTGGTGGAAGCGTTGAGCCTGCATCGGCGATCCTTCACCGAGGTGCATGCCGGCCGGGTGACCCGGCGAGCCGAGGTGTCCGGCCCGCACATCCGCTCCGGAAGCAGCCAGGAGGCCGACGTCCTCGCCCTCTATCCGCACCTTGCCAAGCTCCGTGCCGCGCTGGGCTTTGACTTCGATCTCGAAGGCTTCCAGGCAGAAGCCGACGGTGCGGTGATTGCCGTCCAGTTACGGCCCATCCCGAGCGACGCGCCCCCGCCGGACCCCACCAGGCAGCTCCCCACCGAGGTCGGTGCGGACTGGCACGAGACGCCCCTGGTGTGGGGGAGCTGGGCGGGGACAGCAGTCGTCGACCAGGACCTCCCCGGCCGCCCCGCCGTCATGATCAAACGCGCGGCGTCCCTGGAGGACTGCCCGACGATCATGCGGCGGCTGCGTCGAGGGGACAGCACGCTCGTCGTTGACATTGTGGACGGTTTCCGGCTCAGCCACGATCCCCGCACCTTGCCCGCCGTCGTTCCGCACCGGCGGCTGTTCTCCTACATCTCCGTCGCCGGCACCCCCCTTCAACACCTCCAGGCCGGCGACATCGTGGAGGTGGTCAGCAACGGCGACACCGGAATGATTCGGCAAGTATCCCTCGAAGCGACCTGAAAAGGAGAAACCTGTGCCGTTAGCTACCGTACCGACGGCTTCCACAAGCGGTTACGCCTACCTCGCCCGGCGCGAGCGCGACGCCTGGCTGCTGTTCGACACCGTCCGGCACAGCGTCGACCCGGTCACGGAGTCCCACATCCGAACCCTGGAGGCCGACGGCCACGCCGTACGCCGGATCGAGCGTCCCCTCGTGCGCGACGCGATGACCGCCCCGCTCAAGCTGTTCGTCAGCGTCTCGAACCGCTGCAACCTCTCCTGCGCCCACTGCATGTCCAGCTCGTCACCCGCCGGCCGCACGGAACCCACCACCGACGACCTTTTGGCCCTCATTGACGAGGCCGGAGAGATGGGCGTCTTCCTGATCGTCGTAGGCGGCGGGGAACCCCTCATGCGCCGCGACCTGTGGCAGCTCGTGGCCGCGATCCGCCGACACGGCATGGGCGTCTCCCTCACCACCAACGCCACCGTCGTCACCGACCACGACCTGAAGCAGTTCCTCCACCACCAGGTCCGCGTCAACGTCTCCCTGGACGGGGCCGAAGAGAACCACGACCGCATCCGCCGCCACCGCGGAGCCTTCCGGAAGACCGTCGCCACCATCCGCAGGATGCTCGACGCCGGTATCCGGCCCACCGTCCGCTACACCCTGATGAACTCCAACCTCGCCGACGTCGACGCCGTGCTGGCGCTCTGCGCCGACCTGGGAGTACCGGTCAAGGCACGCCGCGCCAAGCCCTCCGGCCGCGTGCTCGAAACCGATGACATCATCACCCAGCCCACCCAGGCGTACTTCGACGCCGTTCTCAAGCTGAACGCCGCCGACCACTGCGGCGTCGAAGACCTGATGAACACAGAGGCCGGCGAAAAGGAACCGCTCCTGCTGTCCGAAACCGACTGCGGCGCCGGCACCCGCATCATGTTCGTGGACGAGGACGGAACGGTGTCACCCTGCACCTTCCTCGGCCGCGGCTTCCACGCAGGCCGATGGACACCGGGCATACTCGCCGACTTCTGGCAGCACGCCGCCCCCTTCCAGCAGATGCGCGACCTCCCCGAGAACAAGGAGTGCTCCTCCTGCCCCCGCCGCCGCACCTGCCACTCCGAGTGCCCCGCCATGCGCCTGCACACCGGCGGCAGCCTCGACGCAGCCGACCCCGGCTGCATCAAGCCACTTCTACTCCAACTCGGCCCCACGCGACGCAAGAGCTGAGATGTTCGACCAGATCGCCGACGTCTACGACCTGCTCAAGTCGCACCGCCGGTACGACGAAGAAGCCAACACGCTGACTGCCCTTATCGAACGCCACCGGCCCGGCGCACACTCGATCCTGGAAGTCGCCTGCGGCACCGGCAGCCTCCTGGCCCAGCTCGACGGATACCAGCGAGCCGGCCTCGATCTCAGCGAGAACATGCTCGCCGTCGCCCGGACCAAGCTACCCCTCGACGTCGAGCTGCATCACGGAGACCTCGCCACCGCGGACCTGGGGCGAACATTCGACGTAGTCCTGCTACTGGACGGCGCAGTTGGCTACGTCCCGCCCACCAGGATCGACCAGGCCATCACCCGGCTACGCCGCCACCTCGCACCCGGCGGCCTACTCATCATCGAGCCCTGGTTCACCCCCGAGGACTGGACGCCCGGTCGCCCGCACCTGGTCCACCACCAGTGCGCCGGCGTCTTCGCTCTTCGCCTCGGGTACGGGCATCCGTCCGGAACCATCGACTTCCACACGGTGATCGCCGACTCCACCGGAATTCGATACTTCGACGAAAGATACGACTTCACCCTTTGGGGAAAGAAGGATCTCCAGGCCGCGCTCGCGAGAGCCGGGCTGACAGCGCGAGAGGAGGCCCCGGCCATCTTCAAGCGGGGCCTCCTCCTCGCCCAGGACGCGGCGGCTCAGCTCTGAGAAGCCTTGCGAACCTGCTCGGCCAGCCGATAAAGGGCGGCCAGGTGCGGCCGGTCGTTGGCCATCAGCCTGGCCGCCGCCTGCTTCACCGTCGTGATGACGATCTCCTGGACCGTCTCCATCTCAACCCCGCCATCGTCCTTCGGCGAGCCCACGATCCGGACATCGGCCCAGCCCACCGCGATGGCGAACCTCGGGTGAGGGAGCCACGGCCGGTATGGCGTTGGGGCCGAGGACTCGCTCTCCCACTGCCCGAACAGTTCGAAACGCAACGGCTCGGCGCCGATCTCCTCAGACAGTTCTCGCGTGACAGCCGTCTCGATAGCCTCGCCCTCCAAGAGCGTGCCACCCGGCGTCGACCACCCGGCCTCCGCGGTATGCAGCAAGACACACGCGTCCCCGATGAACGGGACCACATGAACGTTGCTGGTGAAACTGCGCTCCGGTACCTCGGGGCGAAAATAGGACGTAACAGCGCGCCACTTGTAGGGTGTCTCCAGCGTACTCATCACGTCCTCAAGACCCTTGAGCACTTCGGACGGTAAAGTAATGGCCATTCCATCCTCGATTCGAGTTCAGCGGACTTCGCGGTATTTTAGACCGGCGCGGAGTCCGGAGTCGAAGTCGATGATTCGAACGCCAACCGCACGCTGGCGCTCCAAGCTCGCCGGCGTCGAGTACAAGGTGCTGCGCCGCCACCTACCGGACTGGCAGCCCGCCGGCGTAATCGACACGCTGCGCCTGAGCCGCGCGCCGCTTCTCGACGCCCCCCGCCACAGCCTCGACGCCCTGATCGAGCACCTGGGGCTGGACCTGGCGCCGGCTCCGGGACAGCGCCACCGCGCGGCGTTCGACGCCCACGCCGCCGGCCTCCTCCTGCTGCGCCTGCCCCGGGCGTATCCCACCTGGGAGGCGCTGGCCGAGGCGGCGGTGCCTCCCGGCCTCTCCGGCTCCCGGACGCCGGAGGCGCGACCCACCTTGTGGTGACGGGCGGGCCAGGAAGCCCGGGAGCGAGTGGCCCGGCTAGATTCAATAGGCGTTCGGGAGAATCATGAGGACGGCTACGAACAGCGTCGGCATTGCCGCCGATTGAAGAACGTGCACCACTACATCGACGGGTCGAAACCCTTGGCCTGGAAGGTGAAGGCGGATCGGAGACGTGACCAATGCCCTGGCCACGTCATCGTTCTGCTCCCACAAACGTCTGCACTCCTGATCCTGGAGAGCCAGAGCAACGATCTGATCAAGCCGGGCATGGCCCGGGTGACTGAGCTGGTGATATCTGAAGCCTCCGAGCAGGATGCGAGCTTGCTCTCGCCAGTCTGCCCCGAAGACCTGGCGTGCCTCCTGGCTGCGAAGAAGCCAAAGAGCGAAATTCGCGTTCTCCTTCACCACAAAGGGGAACCAGTCGGCCAGGGCTCGGTTATAGCCCAGGACATCCCACGTCTCGTTGGTCAGGAAGGCTGGCGAGGGGGAGAAACTTTCGAGAAGGAGCCGAAGCCCTTGGAGCGAGGTGTCGTCAACCTCGTGCTTGCAGGGGACCGTGGCGGACAGCCGAGTTGTCAGCAGGCGCAGGACCGCGCGCTGCTCCTGGTCCAAGAGGAGCGCGTCAGCCAACCGGGACAGAACGTCCTCATCGAGCCGAACCTTCTGGCCGGCTTCGAGCATCCGGTACCACCGGTCGCTCATCTTGCAGCGCTTGGCCACCTCGACCTGGCTGAGAGGTCGGCCGCGGCTCATCTGCTCACCGGCCTTGGACCGCCACGTTCTGAGGCGATCGGCTAGAGCCAGCCTGTTCTCGTCTGCTCCCATCTGCTACGCCTCCCGCGTCGATACCTCACCATCGTGAAGACGACGCACAAGCCCTTCCAGCGAAAGGCCGCCGGAAGGGTGAGGAGGCCCTGTAGGGATTGCCCCGTACCAGGGAACGGGCTTCGGGCGGAGCATCCTGCCGGCAGGCGTATACTCCCGGCCATGGCCCAGAAAGTTATAACTATCTACTCAGATGACCTCACCGGCGAAGAGTCGAGTGAAGTGAGCACTCACACGTTCAGCCTGGACGGGGTTCTCTATGAGATCGACCTTGTTCCGGAGAGCTTCGACAAGCTCATGGATGCCTTGAAGCCGTTTATGGAGAACGGTCGGAGGGCGGGGCGCGGGAAGAAGCCCGGCGTCGCTGGCCGGCGGACTGCCTCGACCGCAACCTCGACTGCGGACACGGCGGCCATCCGTGCCTGGGCCAAGGAGAACGGCTACGAGGTGAACGATCGCGGTCGGGTGCCGTCGAACGTCCGGGAAGCCTACGACAAGGCCCACTGACCGCGGCCACTCTGCCTCCATGCTGCCGGCCCCCTTCCACTCGGGAGGGGGCCGAAGCATTTTTCAACAGGTGTATAGAGAACCGGCCGCCATAAATAACGTACCTGTTATTCGACGGATCTCTAACGCTCTCAGCCTGAGATGTGAGCAGGGCCACGGGTCGGACGAAGTGCGATGCACCGCCGCAGCCAGCAATTCATTCATTCACCAAGGTGTTGGCTGGGGAGGCTCCTCGCGGCTCTGCCGGAGGCTCGCAGGATTGACCTGACAGGGGGGCCGGCGAAGTGCTGGGAGGCCGGCACACGGCCCCACAGCGATTAATTCATACCCGTACACGCCAGAGGGAAGGCACCCCCGGTGGGTCCTGCGTGAATGTATGAAGTGATTACCCCACGTACGCGCGCGCACGCACACGCGCGCATGAATGAATGAATCCGTGCGCACATCAGGCACCACCCGACCGGACACGATCCCAGGGTGGGACTTCATTCATTCGCGGGCCGCGCCGCTTGCGTGCCCCTGTGAGGCTGCCCAGGGGCAGGACGGGCTCGGGTTCAGCGCGGACGTCGTTCCGGGCGTGTCTGTGGCCGTTCTCTGCCCCCTGTGAGTGCGCATGGCGGGACACTTCCCCGAGAGTCAGGGGCGTTGGCCACCTTGCCATGCACCGGCCAGCGGCCCGTAAGAGGAACGGGTGCGCGCGTACCCGGCCACTACTCAAGGTGTCAAGAGCCTGAAGCGGAAAAGGCGAGGTGACTTACGGCACACCGGAAAAGTTGATGCGCGGTATTGCGTTGAAGTTGATGCGCGGTAATCTCTTACTTGTCAGCAAGACGCCGACCCGGAAGGGCCGACCGGAGTACCCCCCCTTGAAGAGGGGGTGAGGAAACGGGGCAGGCGGAAGGGGTTCGGGTACTTGCGACAGGGTGTGACTTGACCACCCCAAAACCACTAAGTGAATGACCGGACGCGAGTGGCAACGCGGGAAACCGGCCTAGTAAGACATGAACCGACGTACGCCCGTACGTAAGACCTTGGCCAGCAGGGTTGGCGGGAACGGCTCGGGGACATTCAATAGCCTGCACACCAGGGGAGCAAGCGAATGCTCCGGGGTTGAAATGCGATGCCCGGTCAACGCCGGGAATTGGGTACCTAGTACGGCCCTGCGTGAGAGTGCGGGTGATAGCCGGACGGGCGTTGTGGTTAATGGCGCCTATGACCGCCCGGTATGGATAGGTCAACCGCAACACCAGGGCAACACCACGTGTCCGGCGCACGGCGCCCATGCCTCAAGAGCAACGGCGCAATGTGCGGCCTTAAACGTGTGAGTCCTCAAGGGCTAGGCGGCCGAATAGCGGCCCCAGCGGGTCAAACCGGCCTAGCTCACGCAGTGATAAGAGCCAAGGCATACCCATGCCCAAAAAGTTGATGCGAGGTAACATGCTGTTCGTTGACATGCCATACGACACCGACGTCACGGTGTCCGAGGAAATCGAAAGCTTCTGTCGCCAGAGCTGCCACTACAGCGTCTATAGCTTTATCGAGGCGGCCGAACAAAGGAAGTGGTCCGCCGTCGGTTTCATGACTGATGTGCTGGGGTCTCCCATTTCCAGCAGTGCAGATGAACGGTACTACGGCTACAACGTCTTTGAGTGGGCTATACACGCCTCTAATGCTGAGCAGATCGAAAAGGCGTTGGATGAGATTGACCCGGAAGGCTGGGGCTACGGTCCGGCTGAGTCGTTCATCTTCGATGCAAGTAACGCGGCAATCGTCGCCGAAGCCGAGCGGCTTCAAATATGCCTGTCCGACTACCCGGTGTTGAACGACGAACGTTGCTCGGAACTGGAATGGGAAGCCCATCACCCGTCCGAGTACGAGTGCCATTCGTCCGACCCGGATTGCGGTTGCGATGTCAAGTCGCATTCCTGCTCGGATGTCTTCGTGATGGGGGTCGAGTGCGGGGAAATCGCGATCGGTGATGACGACTGGTATTGCCTGTACTGCCAGGAGAGCTACAACATTGGGGCCGATGAACGGGAAGTGATGCGCAGCATTGTGGTCCGAATGGAGCTGGCCGCGCTCGTAGCGGATGGGTAAATGCGCCTCTTCGATGAGTGAACGGGTTTGGTGCTGCGCGCCGATTGGCGCGCTCCGCCATGCCTGGTCACCCGGCCAGGAATCCGACCGGAAGGGCCACGATGGACTCCGAAGACTTCTTGTGGTGGCTGTTCATCGTCGCGTCAGTGGTCGTCGTCATCCTTCTAATCGTTACTGCGGGGAGAGCCTAATGAGCCATGCCTACACCCGAGAGCAGATCTTCGAGGCCGTTAATGCGGGCGCTGGTCTCGTCATTGACGAATTCGCACTCGGGGAGCGCGACGAAGACATTGTGAACCTGGTCGTCAACGCGGCCATGACGGTTCTCGACAAGCCGGATGCCGACATGGCTTACGTGGTAGAGGAGTGCTACAGCGAGCCGCTGGAGGAGATCAAGGATTGGTGGGACTTCTCGTGAGGCTGACCCACTTCCGCTGGTTCGTTTCCGAGTGCGGACAACCTGTCGGCGTCGTCTGGTCTGACCACCGAGGGCCCGGAGTATTCGCCAACGGACCCGAGAGAGGGCTTCAGGCGCTTTTCTACTGGCGGCGTGACGAAGCCGAGCGGCACCTTTGGCGACGGCACGTTTTCGATTGGCATCCGTCTGCCCTGTATCTCGACTGAATCGACACGGAGCTTGAGGTGCGGGCGACCTTTCTTCCGTGCCTCCTGCCCCATATCGATTCACCTTCTGTAAGGAGAGAGATGGAAACTCCGCACATCTACGTCGCCAGCCTTACCGACTACAACCACGGATACCTTCACGGAAAGTGGATCGACGCCACCCAGGACCCCGACTCGATTCATGGAGAGATATCCATGATGCTCGCAGCGTCGCCCATCGCGGCCAAATACGGCGACGTGGCCGAGGAGTACGCGATCCACGACTACGACGGCTTCGGTGGGCTTCCCCTCGGCGAATATGAATCCGTCCATCGCGTGTGCGCCTTCGCGGAACTCATCCAAAGTCACCCAGTCAGTGTCGTCACCCATTTCATTACCGAGAATCCTGACAGCGATGCGGCCGAGATAGCCAGCATGATCGAAGATCGATACATCGGCGAGTACGGCGATCACCTTGAAGAGCTGGACGCCGTTGCCGAGTATGCGTCCCAGTACATCGAGGAGTCGCAGGAGATTCCCGAGTTCTTCCGCCCTCATCTTCGGGCACTCGCCCGGAGCGTAGCGAACGACATGCTTCTGAGCGGAGAGGTCGCAGCGCTTTACGAGGGTGCCGGAGTCTGGCATCTGCTGAGCACTTTCTGAGACCTGACGCACTTTGCTGAGGCTCGGAGAACTCCCCGGGCCTTCGGCATGGTCTGTCAGGACCCTTTTATTCCTGTCCCTGAAAGTGAAGGAGAGGCAACATGAGCTTTTACGAACTGGGCGCTGCTGAGCAGAACCAGATCCGCGCAAGGTGGGCTGCCACTGCGCTGGAAGCCTTCGGAGCGCAGACGGGACAGACGGGGTACTTCGACGCGCCCCTGAGCATACGCGCTTCCTTGCTTCGCGAGATTGCCGGTGACTTCCTCGGCAACCTCTTCCACTTGGCGCGCATCAACGGCGTTGAGCCGGAAGAGATCACGGAGGCTGCCTATGCGCACTTCGCAGAAGAGGTCACAGATGAGGAGAGGGAAACCGAAGAAGAGAACGCAGTTTTGGACTTCCGCAACCACGGCATCGAACAGCTTGAAGAGCTACTGAAGGGTGAGACCAAGTGAGCACTGGAAAAAATCTTGAGAGGCGCATCGCTGAGGCCATGCGGTGGCAAAAGGCGATGGACGCAGCGCTGGACGAGTTCCGCTGCAAGGGCGGTGTCGACACATCCTGCCGATGTGGAATCCCCGGCGGCTGCGGAAACATCCCGTATGCAGAAAAGGCGGAGTACGACCGGACCCGAGCCACTTACGAGGGGGAGGCCGCCGAGATTCTGTGCGGTATAGCTGCCCTGTTCGAGATGCAGCCTGCCTGACCTTCCTGACACGCCTTGCTGAGGCCCGGCCGATGGCCGGGCCTTTTGCATGGCCTGTCAGTCGTGACAGGGAAACCAGCCGCCAAGAAAGGGCAGATGCAGACGCTTCCCCGCTACCGCTGCGAGAGGTATGAGCGGATACAAGCAGCGCTAACCAGTGACGTCATGTCGTTCCAAAACGGATCGGAGAACTCAGTTGTTGACCACGTGGCTAAGGCGTGCGTTGCATGGGCGCACGAGGGCCAGCGCGCGCTGGCGCGAAAGCTCGAAACCCACATTCGGTACTGCGGCCTGTGCCGCTGAAGGAGGCCACCCCGTGATCAAGGAGCCGGAAGCGCAAATGTGCGCGCGGTGTTTTTCTCCGCTCAATCCCTACGTAGTCTTGGAGACTCGGGCAGTCACGGCATTCCTGCATCCCGAGAACGCGGACGGATGGGACCATGAGCCGGACCCCATACCCCGTGACGAGCGGGTCGTGCAGGCGTGTGACTTCTGCGCCCAGCCGTGCGGGTTGGTCGTCTTTCGCACGAGGAAAACGGTCATCTACCGGGTAGGCGCTTTGACCCACGACATGGGCGACTACTGGGCCGCCTGTGAACGGTGCGCTGGGCACATCCGCTCGAAGTCGCCGCATCTGCTGATTGACCGGGCCGTGTCGTTGGCAAGGAACCCGGACACCGGCGATTACCTGAATCGGCCTGAGCGGCGATCCATGCGGGCGGAGTTCAAGCGCATTCACATGGCCTTCTTCCGTGCCCAGCCGGCCGAGGTACGCCGGGGTGACGAGCTGTGACCCAGCATGTATGGATCATGGCGCTAGGAGACCGCGACCCCAGCAAGAGTCCAGCCTATGCCGAGGACACGCACCCACGGGACGCACGGGCCTGCGTAGTCGTGGACGACTTCTCGGAACTCTTCCCGGTGCTGCTGGGATGGCGGCGGAACCTCGGCGAGGAGATTACGGCCTACGCGATGAAGAAACCTACCGATTCGCGCGGACGGCCGGACTTGAACTGGTCTGCGCTGTGGGATGACGAGGGCCCGACCTATCGCTTGGATTCGCGACCAGGCGGCTACGTCCAAGTCTCCGATTACAGTCCGAGCCGCGAGAGCGCTGACCGCTCCCGCTACGACTGGCTATACACCACAGCAAGGAGGACGGGTATGCACGCAATCGAGAAGCTGCTGTCGGCCCTGAGTCACTTGACTGAGTCCGAGCGCACGGCGCTGATTCAGGACTATCGAAATGCGGTTCTCTCCGAGGCCGCATCTGCCGTCGAAGATACCGACGACGAGCGGTGCGGGGTGGCCGACTGCTGCGGCCTGCACGCGGAGGATTTCGCGGAAGTGGTCCGCAACATGTGTGTCTCGTAGGGCACCACCCGCTGTGTGCCCGCCCGTCGAGTGCGAGCCTGGAAACCCTCCCGCTTGAACTGGGCGACTGAGAGCGGCCTCACCAGGCCGCGGACATGTACCTGGTAGGCCCGGCCGGCTCGGGGCCGGGCCTGCCCTTGTCTTGGGGAGTTGGAGTGTCAGAACTCGACCCTGCCGACGTGCGAGCGGTGATGGTGACCCGGGGCCTGAGAAGACCGGACGACGACTCGGAGCCGACCCCGCCCGAATACCGGCTCTACGCCCAAGTGAAGGAGAGCGAAGCGCGGCTCGCCGAGTTCGCCAAACAGCGGGCACGGCGCGAGGCGGACGCGGCCGAGGCCGCACGCGAACGCGAGCACCAGGCACGCGTGCGCACTCATGCCTGGCAGGTCCAGGCGGCCCGCGCCTGGGCCCGCCGCAACGGAATCAGGGTCGGGGCGCGCGGGCGGGTCTCGGCCGGAGTGATGGCCGCCTTCATCGAAGCGGTCGAGAAGGGAGAGCTGAACATGGCCAAGCCACCGTTCAAGGAGGGCGACCGGGTGACGCACTGGCGCGAGCCCGAACGGATCGGAACGGTCGTAAGCGTCCGGCCGGACCGGTACAGCAACGAGTACGTGACCAGTGTCCGGTGGGCCCCGGAGGGCCCGGCCGTTCCCTACCGAAGCGGGCTGTCGCTCCATGAGAAGGAGGGCGAGTAGGCGTGGATGTCGTGTGCTCCTACTTCATTGCTGCCAAGGAGGAGAAGGAGAAGCCCGCTCTCCATGGCATCGCGTACGCCCTGCGTTGCATCGGCTCCAACGTCTACGACGGCTGGACGCTTTACCGCTATGACGTAGCTGACCGCGAGGGCAAGAAACTCATCGTGGTGGCCTTCCCCGATGCCCATGGGCGCATCAACGAAGTATGGGACATGTCCAACGGGCACACCGATAGCCGCGAAGGCGAACGGTGACGCCTGACGACGTGGCCAGCACGCTGGCGTCCTCCGCCTTCGACCACTTCGACGGCGAGCGTGTCTCGGACCTGCACAGCATCGACGATCTGGTGTTTGACGAGGTGGCCCGGTCCCGATGGTGGAAGACGTTGCTGGCCCACGACCGCGGAAGCGGTCAGGGCTTCCGTGCGGTCATCGCGTGGACGCGGACTTCCTCTTCCCGGATGGCCGGCCGTCCTCCTGACGGCCGAGGAGCACGGCCGGGGAATCAGCGCCGCCCCTCGCACGGAGGAAGGCGTGTTCGAGCGCTGGGACGGAGGGCCGCACAACTGGGTACCGCGCGAGCGGCTGTTCCGGGAGACCCGCGAGCTGTGGTTACCGGTCTGGAACGGCTAGAGGGTTGGCGGTCGTGAGCGGGATGAAGCGGTACGCCCAGGACGAGGAGCACGTGGCTGGCCGCGCGGCCGGGATCGCGTGGGTACCGGACGGCCGGGTTCGCCTGTCCGGCCTGACTGCGCTCTTCGGGGACATCGGGACCATGGCTGCGGACTACGCGGTTCCGGAACTGGTCGCTCTCAACCTGGTCAAGGTGGCTGTCGCCCATTACCAGGACGAGCGCGCGCTCCTGCGCAGCGTCGAGCTGGCGAGGGCGGTCCGGTGAAGCGGCTGGCGTGGCGAGTGACGTTCCACGCCGAAGAGGGCGACTCCGCGTACGTCTACGAGCTGGAGGCGCCCGAGGTCATGAAGCCGACCCTCGTCAAGCACCAGGCATGGCTTCTGCACAACAGGCAGGGCCGGGCGGAGGTGGACATGTTCAACCCCGAGGTCGTGTGCCTGGGGGAGGTCGAGACGGAGAACTGAACGAACGCCTCTGGTGAGGGCCGCATCCCGCGTGGGTGCGGCCCTTCGCCATGGGCGCTCGTCAAGGAGAAAAGGATCAATTCATGAGCTTCGAGGCGATGAAGTACGGCGCGATCGGCGCCGCCGCCGACGCCGCGGTCCCGCACAGCGAGGGCGACCCCATCGGCATCTACGCCGCCGTCCTGAGCCTGTACTCCGCGGCCCTGGGCGGGCACGTGGTCATGGACACCGGACGGCCGATCGCCGTGTGGACGGTTCTCGCCGGCCGCTCCGCGATGGGCCGCAAGGGCTACGCGCTGCGCACCGCCCGACAGGCCCTCGAACCCTCGATCGGCGGGTTCCTCGGTGCCCGGATCGTCTCCGGGATCTCCTCCGGACCGAGCCTGGTCAACCACCTGTGGGGCCTGGAGCTGGAGACGGCCGGGAGCGAGACCGGGATGGACGGCCGCGCCCTGGTGGTCGAGGAGGAATGGGCCTCAGTGCTCAAGCGGAGCCGAAGGTGCCCGACCTTCTCACAGCAGCTCCGCGCCGCCTGGGACGGAGCGCCGATCAGCAACACGACCAAGGGCAAGAACGGCGGCACACAGGTGGTCGAGCGACCCTTGCTCGGGTTCCACGCGCACATCACCCCTGGCGAGTGGGGCGCCTACGTGTCCGCGTCCGAGGCCCTGGGCGGCACCTTCAACCGTGTCCTGCCGGTGCTGGTGGAGCGTTCGAAGATGCTGCCCTACAACCACGTCCCGCGCATCACCGAGACGAGGGCGCTGTCCGAGGCGTACCGGTGGGCGACGCAGAAGAAGCGAGTGATCGGGTTCTCAGCTGTCGCCGGCCGCCGCTTCGACGAGCTGCGCGCGGAGATCGAGGACCGCATGGCCACCATGCCCGAGCACCTGAGCTGCTACCTGGAGCGCTCCGCGGAACAGGTCGCCCGCGTGGCTGCTGTCCTGACGGCCGCCGACAAGAAGCTGAAGATCGGCAAGCCCGCCCTCGAAGCGGCCTGGGCGTTCGTGCAGTACAGCATGGCGTCGGTCGAGAAGCTGGTCACCGAGGCCGCCACGGGCGGCTCCTCCCGGGTGGTCAAGAGCCTGCCGGACCTGATCCGCGAGACGCTGGATCGCTACGCCGGGGAGGCTACGTCCACCCTCATGCTGCGCGCCCTCGGGACTCGGGTCACGGCGGCTTCGCTGAAGGAGGCCGTCGCGCAGATGCCCGACGTCGAGTGCTTCAAGGACACCACCGCCAAGGGCCGAGGGGCCAAGCCGATCATCTACCGGCTCATCCGACCGGGTGACGCTTCGGAGGAGCCCGCCGGCACGCGGGGCAAGGACGAGAAGCCCGGCGGAGAGGAACGGCCTCCACTGCGGGTCGTCGGGGAAGCACCTGTGAAGAAGCCTGCGACGCGGTCCCCCAGGAGGCGCACCTCCAGTAAGCGTGCGGCGGCTAAGCCTGCGAAGGTGGAGGAGTCGGCGCAGATGGAATTGTCGGAATCCCTGTGAGAGGCCATGCGCAAAATCGCACTGGCGACGTACCCCCGGTACGACGATGCCGTGCGAGAAATGCACCGGCACGCCGCCACGCTGAAAAATACCGGCATGACATCTCGCTACGGTGTGAAGGTTTCGCCCGTGCGTGTCGGCCGGCTCAGGGAGTGGCGGGTATGGCTGATCGACAGGGAGGCCGATGAGCCGCCGAGAGAGAAAACCGCATAAAGTCAGGAAGCGCCCGGAAGGGCGCTTTCAGTGTTTGGAGTGCCGGGCCGCCTTCCTCACCGAGGAGGCGGCCCGCTCCGCTCGGTTTCCCTGCCCAGGACAGCACGTCGTGCACGGTATGCGCGACTCCGGGCAGCGCCAGCACATCGTTTACCCCACGTGGTCGAAAGACCGGAGCTGCCAGGCGTGGGACTGCGATGAACCGCACTGCGAAGGCGGCTTCCACGGGCCCGAACCGTATTGCGACGAACCGGGCTGTGGCCTGTGCATGCACCACTGCGACTGTGACGTATGCGAAGGGCGGGTGACTGCCCCAGCGTTGAACGTGCTGGTGGACAGTCACGAGGGCGAAGCGCCCGAGGAAATCAGGCTCGAAAGGAAAAGGAATTCATGGAGCTGAAGGACAAGCTGAAGAAGTTCGGCGTCGGGGACTACGTGACCGCGTTCGGTGTGGACACCCGTGGCCACAAGGTGACACGAACTGGGACGCTTCTCGACAAGCCGAAGGAGGTGACGGCCCAGCGCAACGGGGTTCGGACCAAGGGGTGGCGGGTGTTCGTCGGCTTGGCCGGCACGAGCATCGAGGAGCGGTCCACCTGGGTCACCCTCTTCCCGGACACCGGCAGTGTGGAGCACACCGCGGAGCCCTCGGGGTGGACGAACGGGGAACTGCGGGACGTGCCCGGCACGAGGGCCAGCAACCGCGAGGCCCGGGTTCTGTTCGGCGGCAAGGGCGGCAAGCGCTCCACGGAGCCTGGCCCGGCACGCCTGGCCGGAGTCGGCTACGTCGGCGACGGCCGGTATGAGATATGGGAGGTGGAGACGCGGGAGGTGCTGCTGAACTGCACCCTCCAGACCCGCATCTGGTGGGCGCCCGCGCCGAAGGGCGACGCAACAGTGGCTGCCGAGGAAGAGCGCGGGAACGGCTCCGCCCCGGCCGAGGTCGAGGATCAGACGTCGGCCGACGCCCGACCGGAGGAGAATCCGAAGCCCGTGCCGAAGCCTGCCCGGCGCGGCGTGCTGTTCGAGGGCTGGCTTGCAACGGACGGCTCCCTGGCCGTACTCCACACGGAGACTGGCAAGGTCATCGGCTGGCTCACCGCCGACATGCAGTCCTTCGTCCCGGCGGAGGTCTGAGCATGAGTGACCAGCTTGAGTGCATCAACGACTCGTTCGAGTGCGACGGACCGGTGTAGTACCGCCAGGCGCTCAGCGGTAGGGGGGACCCAGCGGAGGCCGGGGCCCCTCGAACCGCTCTTGGCCGAACGAGCGTTTCCACCGCTAGGGTGCTCCCGGAGGTGGGGGATGGGCCAGCGGCTTCATGTGTACCTGAATGTGCTCACCGCAAATGACGGAAGATGCGCCTATTGTGGGGCTGTCGCCTGCGTGTTGGAACACGTAGTGCCGCGAGCAATTGGCGGTGCAGACACCTGGCGTAATCTAGTTCCTAGCTGCGATGACTGCAACGCCAGGAAAGGGAAGAGGACTCCTGTGGAGTGGGTCCTCGGGCGCGAAATGCGGGAAGCCTGGCGGCTGAATGAACAACTTGGTGTTCGCGAGGCTTACGAGGCGGCGTCAAGGGAAGTGGAAGCGTGTCTCCGTCGTGTCGAGGCAGTGCAGGCCGAGATCTGTGCCGCGCCTCGCCGTCGCTGGTTTCACTCAATGTTCTCCCATCGAGGGAAACCTCGGAACAGCGCCGATCTCGAATGGCTCCGGAGCTTCGCCGCCGAAGAATCGCGGAAGGCGAGGGAGGAAGGGTATCCCTCGCCATCTCTTTGGCTTCGAGGGACGATTGATTGGGTCTTGGCGCTCTCTAACGCCATCTAGGGCTGGCGCTGCTCCAGGTCAGTGAGAACGGCCTGCCGCATCGCGGCCGACTCCCAGGCGGAGGGCAGCTCCAGGGCTTCGGCGGTCTTGCGGTTCTCGGTGCGCTGGGCGACTTCGCCCGCACCGAGCAGCACGGCGGCTACGGCTAGGAAGGGTTCCCAGGAGATCGACGGCCACAGGCCGGCGGCGAGGGGAACGGCGGCGGCGAGCACGGCGTAGAGCCGCACGCCGTGGTTGCGGATGAATTCATTCATGCAGTGCTCCGTGTAGTAGAGGAAGTAGACGTACTCACTTGAAGAGGCGGCGCCAGGTCTCCGGCCCGGGGTAGCCGTCTGCGTCGCTGCCGGCCCAGCCCTGGGCGTGCTGGAAGGCGCGAACCGCGTTGCGGTCGGCGTCGCTCCACCGTGGCCCGGGGCCGGCCTGGTAGTAGCGGCCGTAGCCCGTGCGGACGAGGGCCTGGCCGAGCTGGGTGACGTAGGGGTTGTTGGCGCCGGGGCGGAACTTGTCCCGTCCGGGGAAGGGGGGCGGCCCGGCCGGCGTCGAGGTGCCCGTGGCGGGGTTGCTCGCCGTCGCCTTGTAGGTGTAGCCGCGCTTGCTCTTCTTCGACGGGTCGGCGGTGGTGATGCCCTCGGTGTACTTCGGCAGGCCGTAGCCGTACACGTAGGCGTCGGCGCGGCGGCGCTTGCGCTTGTGGACGCCGTTCCCCTCCGGGCTGCCGGAGGTGTTGGTGTTGCCTTCGACGGTGTAGACGTAGGTCTTGTCGTAGGCGTAGACGATGCCGGTGTGGGTGCCGCCGCCGGAGCCGAAGAAGATCTGCGCGCCGATGGCCGGGTACTCGCTGAAGCGGCCGGCCTTCTTGAACCAGGCGACGCCGGTCGCGCAGGACGCGGTGCGAGGGAAGAGGCTGGCGACGCCGGCCTTCATGGCCACCCACGAGCAGAAGGTGGCGCACCAGGGCTGGTAGTTGGACCACTCCAGCCCGGGGACGGCGGGCGAGTACTTCTGCTTGTTGTTCCAGCGGCCGGCCGTCTTGCCCTCGGTGTATCCGACTTCGGCTTTGGCGGTGGAGATGACCTTCGATGCCTGGCTCATAGGTGCCTTCCTTTCGGCATGAAAAAGGCCCGGCCGGCGGCCGGGCGACGGGGGTGGTGTTTGTCTCAGGTCAGGGGCGGAGGCGGGAGAGCTGTGCGGGGTCGAGGGCGGTCAGCAGCTCGACCAGGCGGCGGTTCTCGGCCTCGATGCGGGTGAGGCGGTCCTTGATCTCCGTCAGGTCGTCCTGGAGCCGGTCGGCTCTCGCTTTCTGGGCTTCGGCTTCCTGGCGCCAGACCTCGACGGCTCGGGTATCGCGGCTGGCGCGCACGACGACCCATCCGCCGACGAGGAGTCCGGCCAGCCCTAGCGTGTTCATTGCGAGGTCGATAGGGGTCATAGCTCACCTGCCCAGTGCAGTTCGATGAAGGAGACGTGGGGCAGGGAGGCGTGCTTGGTGCCGTCTGCCCACTGGGCGGTGGAGCCCTCGACGGTGGCGGCCACGGTCACGGTGTCGCCGGCTTGGAGGGGCCAGTCGGTTGTCAGGGTGCCGAGGTGGAGGTTCGGGCTGCTCTGGCCGACTCCGGCCTGGGAAATGGCGGCGTCGATGGTGGCGTTGCCGGTGTCCGCGAAGGCGTTGACGCCGATGGTGGCCCAGACGTTGCGGCCGGGCCAGCCGTTGAACGCGGTGTCCGCCCACAGGCCGATGCCGAGCGTGATGCGGTACCAGCCGGGCGTCGGTGCAACGAGACGGCGCACCAGGCCGTCCGTGCGGGGGACCGTCAGACCGTCCGTGGTCGCGAAGTCGTGGCCGGGGCTTGCAGTTCCAGGTGCGTGGAAGGACAGCATCGAGTGGGTGTTGGCGTTGATGCTGCGAGGTGCGCCGTGCAGTCGCAGGGACGGCGGATGCGCGAGCCAGGTGTGCACGTCCCGGACGCGGGAGTTCATCGCTGTGGCGTCGGCTAGCTCGCGAGGCGTCCACGGCTGGAGGGGCGGGCCTGCGGTCATGGGTGCCTCCCGATCCAGCGGACGGTGAGCGAGGACAGGTGTGGTCGGGAGTCGTCGGCCAGGTGGTGGTCGACGCCCGCGCCGGCCGCGCTGTAGACGACCTCGCCGGCACGCGCGGCGACGACGGCCTCGACGCTGCCCGCGTAGTGGGTGGCCGAGATCCGCGAGGGCACGCAGGACGCGAACACGTGCAGGTGGTCCGCGGTGTACTCGGTGGAGGTGCCCTTGATCAGGAGCACAGTGCGGTAGGTCGTCATGCGGCTGAGAGCGATGACTGCGCGGCAGGTCACCCGGTACAGGCCGTCCTCGGGGAGGTACACGCGCCAGACGTAGCCGCCGACCGTGGCGCGGGCCATGAAGCCGTTCGTGGTGTCGACGGTGCCGCTCGGGAGCGGGGAGGCCGCTGGTGGGTGGTAGTGGAGGGTGTTCGTCTGCCCTCCGGGGAGCCAGCCGGACTGCATGGCCGGCTGGTAGGCGGCGGCAGGGTCGGAACCTCGTTGCATTCCCACCAGACGGCACAAGGGCGGCTCGTACAGCCGTCGGTGCACCTCGTGCACGCGGCGGTTCATCGTCTCGGCGGTGACGACCTCCCGGCCGGTCCAGGTTTCATGCAGCAGGAAGATCACCTACCCAGGTGAGTTGGACGAAGGTCATCGTCCTGGACCAGTCCGAGGAGATCTGCCAGGGGACGCCGGAGGCGATGACGTGGAGAGTGATCCAGTCTCCGGCGGTGAAGGGCAGCCGGACCGAGGCGGTGTTCCGCCAGGCGGTTGCGGCGCGCTCCAGGAGCGGGAAGCGGACCAGGGGTGCGGAGAGCATCAGGGCGCTGGAGGTCGAGTTTTTCACCAGCGCGGCGTCGGCGTAGGTGACCGCTCCGGTGGCCGCCGGGGCGACCTCGGCGCCCACGTGCACGTCGTACAGCCCGTCCACGGTGACGATCAGCCGGTCCCGCAGCGCGGTGGCCGTGCCACCGGTGGTGTCGTAGGAGTGGAAGGACCGCGCATCGCCCGGGGGCAGGAACGTGATGCGCCGCACGCCGCCGGCCGCGGTCTGCGGCACGGTGTCGGCGATGACCCGGGCGGCCGGCGGGCCGGTGAGGAAGGCCAGCGGATCGCGGATTGATTCATTCATCCGCTCCGGGGTGATCTCGGCGCCGTCGGCCCAGGTTGGGAACTCCACGCTTGCATCACCCCAGGTAGGTCGTCTGGCCGAGAACGGAACGGGCTACGTTGCCGAGGACCCACGTCGGGTTGCCGTCCGCCTGGCCGGGAACGGTGATCAGCGCGCAGGCGGCGTCCACGGTGGCGTCCAGGTGGAGCGCCCCGGGCGACGTGCCCAGGCCCGGTGTGTCGGCGGCCAGCAGCGATACCTGTTGTGCGCCGAAGGCGCCGAGCTGCTGAACGCGGCCTTCGACGCCGTGGGGCCAGACGGCCCCGGTCAGCGTGGGGGAGACGGTCAGGACGACGTACAGCGACCGGAACGCCTCGCCGGCCGGGAGCGGGACGGCGGTGACGGCCTGGTGCTCGGTGATGTTGTCGACCGGAGTGAGCGAGAGGCCGGCAAGGTCGGCGAACCGGTAGGCCAGGTTCGCCAGCACCGTGTTCGGGCTGCCGGTGACGTCCCATACCACCGAGGTGCCGCGGGCCGGCTCCCAGGGCCAGGCCGCGATGTGCAGCCGGATTCCGGAGGCCGGCATGGTGTACCGGGTCGAGAGGACCCCGGTCGGGGACAGCAACCGGGGTTCCCGGTCCGGGCCGCTCTCCTGCGCGCACACGGAGACGACCAGGTCGTTGGTGCGCACTGCGATGGGCAGAGGCACGGCTGCGGTGTCCGAGCCGGCGACGGCCGCGGAGGTGCTGACCGCGTGGGCGGGGTATTCGCGCGGCAGCGGAGCGGCGCTCATCCACTCGGCCCCGTCGAAGTACAGCGGCGACGCCGGGTGCCACTGCTGCCCGTCGAAGACCTGCGGAGTGCGGTCGATCCAGTCCTGGCCATCGTGGACCAGGAGCCGGTTAGCCATAGGCCACCCAGACATCTCCGGCCTGCGGGTCGGCCGGCGCGGTCGGTCCGGCGAACAGCCGGGCCGTGCCGATGTTCGGTGCGGACACCGGACCGGCGGTGATCAGCGATCCGTCTGCCCGGACATTGACCACCAGTCCGGGACTGCTGGCGCCCTGCCCCGTCACCGTGACCACGCTCTCGCTTCCGGTTCGGCCGCCTGTCCCGATGGACAGGGGCACCGCGGAACCGTGGGCGTCGATGCGTACCGAGCCGTCGTTGCCTACCCGGGTCAGCTCCGCCGCGTCCCCGTCCCGCCGCAGGCGCAGCACGCGGCCATCGAGGTCGGGTTCGGCCGGCACGTCGATGGTCAGCCACGCCCCGGCCGGGATCGCCCTCGTCTCGGCTCCCTGGCGTGGCAGGTATCCGGCGAGTCGTTCATCGACGTAGGCCCGGCTGCTGTGCGGGTCGGGAGCCGTCAGGTGCGCCTTGAGGCGCAAGCCGACCGTGGCGGAGACCAGGCTCACCCGCCCGGCTCCGAAGTCGACCCAGATTTGTTCGGCGTCGGGTGGGCCGTAGAACGGGGGGAGCATGCCGCGGCCGTCCGCGAGGAGCTGGGAGATGGGCACCCCGTCCGCGTCGGTCAGGTCGGTGATCTGGGTGGCTCCGCTGGAGGGGCCGTCCCACACGGTGCCGACCGCGCCCGGCAGCCGGGTGCCTGCCGCGTCCTCGGCGACGTCCGCGGCGGTGCCGCCGAAGAGGTTCCGCGCCATGCTGACTCCTAACTGAAGATGGCCGCCTCGTACACGCCCGAAAGAGTGATGTCCGCCTTGGCGGGAAGGGTCCGCAGGGCGTCCAGGCCGGCGGCCGTCGAGGAGGCGGACTGCACGTACAGGCCGACGTAGCTGCCGCCGGCGCAGTAGCCCCACAGGCCGGCCAGGTTGGGCAGGCCGCCGTTGGTCTCGTAGTTGCGCATGAAGCCGGTGAGGACCTGGGCTGTGGTTCCGCTGGCCTGCTGGGGAAGGCCGATGCCGAGCGTCCCCGACGCGTTGACGTTCTGGCTGCCGGTGTTCTGCACGGTGACGGAGAAGTACACCGACGCCGGGGCGATCCACCGCCACCGCCCTGTCGTGCGCACGCTGCTGCTGGAGGGGGCGTTCACCAGGCTCGGGGTGTAGGGCCGTGCCGCGCCCAGGTGGCGGGTGATGACGTAGCCGTCCCGGCCGACGAAGGACTCGTACTGGGTGTCGCCGCCGTTGTTGTCCAGGTCGTAGAGCACGGTGCCCACCGGCAGAAACGCCGCGGTGTGCCGCGTGTTCCACGGGGTGCCCACGGGCCTAGGCAGGTCGAAGCTGGCCCGCCAGTCCGCTTGGACCGCGCCGTCCCGCGCGGGGACGTCCACCTCGTAGAGCACCATCTCCCACACATCGCCCGGCCGGCGCTGTGGCTGCGGCGCGACCGGCGAGGCGGCCGGCTGGCCTTTGACGACGGCGGCGTTCACCGAGCCCTTCGTCAGGTCCGCGCGCAGGACGATGGTGTCCTTGCGGGCCTTGTCGGTCGGGTTCGGCTCCACGGTCAGCGCGAGGGGCGCGCTGAGCCGGTAGTAGAAGCCGCCGACGAATGCGGAGCCCGGGGACAGGGTGACCGTGCGGCCGTTGGTGACCGAGGCGGAGAACGGCAGGGCGCCGGCGGCGTACGAATCGCTGGTGAGCTGGAAGTCGATGCGGTCCCCGCCCCACAGCTTCGCCATAGCCTGCCACTCGACCTCGGAGACGCTGGTGGTGCCTCCGGACTCGCTGGGGGCGGTGAACGGGTAGCTGATCTCTGCCAAGCGTCACATCCTCGCTTCGAGCCTGCGCAGCTTCTCCCGCATCTCGAAAATCGTCCGATAGAGGTTGAGTGGTTCTCCCGACCCTTGTTCACCGATCTTCGGAGCCACATCCCACGTCTTCCCGCCGTCCTCGACGGTCACGGAGACTTCGCGGACGACATCCACGTACTCCTCGCCGTCCACGGCGACGGTCACGATGTCGCCCACGAAGTAGTCCCGGCCGAAGGCGCACTGCTCGGTATCGATCGGGTAGACCTGGAAGTTGCCGTTCCTCTCGCCCTCCTTGAGAGCGGATTCAGCGGCCTCGATGACGGCCTTCTTCGCGTTCTCGAATTCGGCGTCGGTGATGTCTGCCTTGGCCTTGACGGGCTGGCCGGTTGCCGGGTCGGTTTTGAGTGGCAGGTCCCGCCGGTCGATGAACTGCTCGACCTGCATCCCCCACTCGGTCTCGGCCTCGGTATCGGTCTTCTGGTACAGGTAGCGGTCCTTGCCCTCGCCCTGGCAGGCAACGATGGCTCGTGTGACCTGGGGAGCTGAAAGCGTCCAGGTGTACTGGCGGAGATTCCCGAGGTCGGGGGAGAACCGCACCGACTTCGACTTGTCCTGCGGGGTGAAAACCCGCAGCCGGATCTTCTGCGCGCTGGGGTCCCAGATGAAGCGATAGCCGACCCTCTTGGCCTTGCACCATTCCTCGAACTTCGCCCCCAGCACATCGAAACGCACGCTGTCGGACAGCGCGTCACCGAGCTGCGGGTCCGGCCCGACCTCCACGCCGACCACCTGCCGGTCGGCCAGGGCGGAGGGGCCGAGCGCATGCTCCAGCTCCCACCACACCGCCCGCCCGGCGGGCCCGGAGGCCGTCCGCGTGTCCCGACCGGTGTACTGCTGGGAGACCGGCCGGCCCGGTTCGGGGAATGCCAGGCGCCGGTACGCGAGCTGGTTGTCGCAGCGCCCCGCGACGTAAACCGAGCCGGCCCCCGTGTGCTGCTCCACGGTCCACCAGCGCTCGAACGACTCGATCTGCCCCGTGAGCACGGGCTGTTCGACGCCGTCCTGGTAGATGGCGATGCCGCCGCCGCGCTGAAGGAGCGTGGACTGCGGCGTCCCGTCCCGCACGAGGAGCTGCCAGGTCCCGGCCTGACAGAACCGAACCACGAAGTCGAGCTTGAGCCAGGTATCGATGACCCCTACGCGACGAAGAGAGGAATCGCGGACGTGTACGTGGTAGGCCAAAAGGTACCTCCGTCATAGGGGAGCCGCGCAACTTCGATGTGACGATGGTGAGACACCAGACTGGGCCACCACCACACGCCGTCGTGAGTCCTCCACCTCGGTCATGCAAGCGGACTGGACACTGCAAGTCGGCAGGCGGCATACTCGGCCGCGTGGGGAAACGTGACGACGGCTTTGGAATTCGTGCGACCATTTCTAATCACGTTGAAGGGGGCGATATCCGGGGGAACCTTGGTCAGTTCGGCCATGTGCATGGCGACGTAAATATGAGCTGGACCGAGGAGCAAGACCCCGCCGTGCTTGCACGCGCGGTTGAGGAGGGTCTACGTCAGGCAGAGCGCACCAGAAAACTCGCGGAGCAGGAGCAGCGAGAACGTGAATTGAAGGAGGGTGCGGAACTGGCCCTCATCCTTACGGGGGCTACCTTCGTCGCTCTTCTCGCCTTCGGTGTAGAACTGGGTACTGCGATCCTGGCCTCACCGATGCTGTATTTACTGTGGTGGGGATTTGTCACCGGAGATGCCCAGCGTAAGCGTTAGCTTCGCCTAGTTCAGTAGGCCGTGTAGCGGGGGAGGATGGTGAGACGCACGCTGGCGGAGGTGCCTGCGGAGACGACATCCAGGCCAAGCACCGAACGGTCAGGAGGAACGGGCCACAGTTGGGGGTTGGCATCCAGCAGCGGCCAATAATTCGTTTCCGCGTCGTCGATGAGGGTCTTGTAGCCGGGCCGGGTGTCGATGGTCAACACTCGGCTGGCCGCGACAGCGTTGCCCTCGACAGGGGTAATGCCGAACGACTGGCCACTGGGGCTGACCAGCTTGAAGGAGCGCACCGGTCCGGTGATCTGCCAGATGGGCCAGGCTGGGAGGTCTCCTGGGTTCTCGATCGGGACGTCGGTGGTCAGGACCGCGCGGCTCAGGCGGAAGGGATAGAGCGGCCGGCCGCGGTCGAGGAGGGGCACGGTCGCACCGAAGGACCAGGAGCCGAGCTGTATGGCGTCGGAGTAGAAGTACGGGTCGTAGGCGGTGAGCTGGAGGCCGTACCTGATCCAGGTGAAGCCCGCCGAGTCGGTGGCCTCGCTGCCATCCATGCCGCCCTTGTAGTAGCAGCGCAGGTAGCGGGGCTGGGCGTCGCCCTCGATGAACGTCAGCACGCAGTAGCCGGCACTTGGGTCCAGCGCCCTGGCGAGGCGCCGCTTCAGGTCCCGCAGGGTGCGGCGGTCGATGCCGTGGAGGTACAGAGGCAGCATGATCTCGCGTGCCGCCCGGCGGGCGGAGCGGAAGATGCTCCCGTCGAGGTTCGGGCTGTCGTCGGCGTGCAGCTCCAGGGGCGGCAGGTCCAGGCCCGACGCCCCGGGCTGTATCACGATGGCGGGCCAACTGGGTGAGGAGAGCCCCGTGAGCGGTATCTCCTCGCCTTCGCCGTTGGCGCCGCGGATCGATACGTAGGTGCGCGCCCATTCCTCCGGCCGGGGCGGGCTGGGTGCGGGAGGGGGAGTTCCCGTGTCGGTCTGGGCCCGGATTGCCGGGATCGGCATGGGTGCCCCCTCTCGTCACAGCCCGTACAGGGTCTCCGCGTACCGGAGCGCGCGGAGGACCGATTGCGTCGTGTCCTCGGACTTGGCCTCGTGCACGTGGATCTGCGGTGACCGGCCGGCTGGTTCGACACCTGACCGGCCGGTTCCGGGGCCTGCGATAACGAGCCCTTCGACCGCGCCGTTCATTGCCGGGACGGCGGCGAGGGTGCCGAGCTGCGCCGCGCGGTTCAGCTCCAGCACGGTGCGGTAGCCCAGCGCCCTGACGGCCTCCGGCCGCAGCACCGCCTCGCCGGGGGACAGGAGTGCCCGAACGGTGTCGTCGCCCGGCCGGTAGCCGGGGACGATGCCGCCGCCGGCGAAGGCGAACAGGCCCTCGGTGTTCGGCATGGCCTCACGCGCCTGGGCGTAGAACTCGGTCCAGACATCGGCGGCGTACTCGGACGGGTTGGTCATGATCTGGTGCAGGCCACTGGCTGTGTCCCGCACCATGTCGACGGTGCCGGTGAAGACCTCCCTCACCTCGGCGAGGGCGTCCTCGAAGGTGCCGCGCGGGTCGGTGACCGCACTCGTCACGAGGTCCCAGATGGCTTTTCCGGTGTCCACGATCCCGGACACGCCGTCTTGGACCATCTCCCACAGCGCACCCGGGCTGAGGACGTGCCCGATCCAGCGGGCGCCGCGCTGGGCGAGGTTGCCGGAGCCTTTCCACACGTCCGACCAGAAGTACTCGCCGGCCGTTGGGGCGATGGCGCCGGCGATGATGCCGAGGATCTGCCCCGCACCGGTCGGTGTCCGGCGCAGGACGTCCGGCAGCTCCTCGGTGATGTAGTCGCCGATGCCGTAGAACTTCCGGGCCGCTCCGCGGCCGGCGGTCCCGCCACCGGACTGGGCGCCCCAGCCCCACAGGTTGCGGCCGGTGCCTCCGCCGATGCCGATGGCGGCCGGCCCGAACCCCACGGTGGTGCCGAACAGGTCCACGATGGAACTGATGTCGAACACCTGCCGCTGCGCCTGGAGCAGATTGAGCCCGGGGTTGCCCGAGCCGCCTACGGCGGAGGTGCCGCGGGCGTATCGGGAGATCTGCCCCCGGACCGCCGCGGCGTTCCAGGCGTCGATGGTCTCGGCGCCGAGCCGCGCGGCGACCTCCGGGCGAAGGATCGCCTCGCCCGGAGAGAGCAACGCGGGGATGGAATCGACGCCGGGCGCGTAACCCGGCAGGACGCCGCCGGCGGCGTACCGGCGGCGGTTGCTGCTGTCGCCGGACCCGCCTGCGCCGGTCGAGGAGTTCACTCGGTCGATCGCGGAATCCAGGTTGTCCGCTTTGCGGTCGGCCGCGTCCAGGGCGTCCTTGAGCCGGTCGACCTCGCTGCGGATGCTGCCGAGCTTCCGGCTGTTGAGGTTGGTGATCCGGCTCGACAGCGAACCGCTGCCGCTGGCGGTGCCGACCTTGTTGTAGACGTTGGTGACCGAGGTGTGCAGGTTGTTGAACTGCCCCCGGACGCTGGAGAGTGACCGGCGGTTGAGGTTGGACACCGCGGTCGAGGTTTCCGCGATCTTCGACCGGGCGTCGCTGACCTTGGGGGACAGCTGAATGAATTCATTCCTCAGCCCCGCGAGCCTGCGGCCGTCGAGCTGCCGCACCTGGCCGTCGACATCCCGGACGGCGCGTTCCAGCGCGCGGGCCCGCCGCTCGGTGGTGTCGAGCTGCTGCGAGCGCAGCGAGCCCAACCGTCGATCGTTGAGGCCCTTGACCTGGTCGCCGGCCGCCTTCACGCTCCGGGCGACCGCATCCGCCTTCTCTCGGACCTGTTCCAGCTCGCCCTCGACCTGGGACAGCCGGGTTCGGTTCACGACATCGAGGCCCTGGGTGGCGATCTGCCTCACCGAAGTCTGCGCCTGGCTGGCCGACCCCTGCACGCTGGTGCTGGAGGACCCGGCGAGCTGATTCACCAGGTCGCGAAGGTTGGTGTCGTTGACCTCCCGCAACGTGCGGCGCAGCTCCTCGCTGCGTTCGTCGGCTTCCTGGATCTGGCGTTCAAGATCCCGCATCTGGGCTTGGATGCGGTCCACCTGGCTGTTCCGGCCGGTGAAGCCGTCGAGCCCTCGCCGGACGGGTCCGCGGTCGTCCCCGCCGCGCAGCTCGGTACGACGGTTGCGGTAGCCATCTCGAAACGAGCCGCCGTCGCGGCGGTTCTGCACGCCGGCAGCGACCTGCCGCGTGAATCGACTCGCCCCGCGTACCCCGGATATCAGCCCGGACAGAGGAGTGAGCGCGGCGCTGAGCAGGCGGTTGAACTTTCCGAAGGTCTTGGTCAGCAGGCCGAAGCCGACGAGGAAGGGAACCGCCAGGGCCGCGATCTTCGCTGCTTGCAGCACGGCGTCACGAAGCCCGGGGTGCGCCTGTAGGAACTCCGCAGTTGACCTCAGCCAGCCCGTGAACGTGCCCAGCACCTCGAAGAACTCCTCAAGGAGCGCTTGAGCGTGCGGAAGAGCCATCCGGCCGATCTCGCCGACCTCGTTCAGCAGACCGCCCTCGTAGGTGACCTGCCCGTCCTCGCCCTCGACCCGCCGGCCCATGATGGCCTCGCCGAGACCGGTGTACTCGTACAGACCCGTCTCGGGGTTCTGCCGGGCGAACATCTCGCCCAGACGGACCTGGGCCGCCTCCCGCATCTGCTGGAGCCGACCGCCGATCGTCGCGGACCCCACGCGGCTGGCGAACCCCCGGGCGCCGTCCGGCCCGGCCCAGTCCTCCAGCAGCGCGTCGATGAACGCCTGGCCCTGCACGCCGCCGGTCTGGCCGGCGTTGGCCATGTCTTCGAGCATCTGGGCCGAGGCCGCGTTGTCCTCGGAGTCCCGGTAGCCCAGCAGGAGAGCAAGCTCCTGCACCGGGATACCACTCGCGTTGACGAACTGGCGCAAGTTCCGGGTGGGCACCCGGTCCATGTCCAGGATCATGTCGATCGCGTACATCGCCCGCTCGACCATCGCCGGGTCCAGGTTTCCCGACCTGGCGGCGTTGTCGCCGACCATCTGCACGATGTCGACGGCCCGGTTCGCCGCGCGCTGGCCGGCCGCCTCCCGCTCAGCCGGGTCCTCCGACCGGTAGCCCGGGTCGTGGCTGATGATGCCGCGGATGTACCGGGCCATGTACGACTGCATCGCCTCGATCGAGTACGGCGTCTCGACACCGTACTGGCGAATCCGCTCAAGGGCCCCGGCCGAGTCCTGCGCGGACACGCCGGCACCCATCAGGCCCAACTGCCCCAGGATCAGAGAGTCCGCAGAGGCGACACCGATCGCCGTCAGCGCGGCGGAGACGGCGCCCAGCGGCCCGACGAGATTGCGGGTGATGAGGTTGCCGGCCTCCACCGCCGTGGTGCCCAGACGTTCGATGTGAAGTGACTGGCGGCTCCACGCGGCCTGCACCCGGCCGAGCGAGCTGGTGGTGTCACCTTCCAGGCGCCGCACCTGGGCGGCGTAGCCGTCGAGCTGCTGCCGCAGCGCGGCGGCATGATCGGTGGAGGAGCGGATCTGGTTCTGAAGGTCCGTGCGCCGCGCCTGCTGGGCGGCGCGCATGGTCCGCGCGATCTCCTCGCGCATCTGCCGCTGCGCCTGACCCTGGGCGCGAGCCTGGTCCCACTCGGCGCGGGTCGCCTCGCGCTCCCGCTCCCGGATGAGCCGCTGCCGCTCCCGCTCAACGCTCTGCGTACGGCGCACCGCCGCGCGGCCCTCCGCCTCCTCAGCCTGCGCGGCACGGCGCAGCGCCGTACGCGTCGCCTGGGAGGTCCCCTCGACAAGCTGGCGCCGCTGAAGCTCCCGCTCGCGGAAGGTCCGGAACCGCTGGGCGGCCTGGTCCCCATACTCCCGGGTGAGGTCCCGCTCGATGCGGCGAAGGGCCGCCTCGGTGTCGGCCGCACCCTGGCGGATGGCACGGCCGGCCCGGGTCGCCTCTGTCGCAGCCACCCGGGAGAGGTTGGATATACCACGGCCGGCGGCGCGGGAGAACTCCCGACCGGCCGCCGTGCCGATGGCGCCCATCTGCTTGAGCAGGTCGGCGCGCATCGCCCGCATGGCCTCGCGGGAGAGCCGCGGCTCGACCTCGATGTAGCCCGAGCCCACCTTGATAGCGCCACTGCCAACGGCCACGCGGCGACCTCCTACATTTGATTCATTCGCGCGAACCAGTCGGCGACCTCGCGGCCGTCAGCGAACTCCGGGGCAGTCTGCTCCGGCTCTGCCGTGCCGGGACGGGGAATGGCCTGCGGGATCTCCAGCCCGCCGGAGTCCTCCGAGTTGGCCTTGATGAACAGGAAGTTCGAAAGCCCAAGGGCATCGGAGACGCGGGCGAGCAGGTAGTCGTGGACCGACCAGGCTGCCGACTCATCCACAGTGGCCAGCCACGTGGACCGGCCGGGCTTGTGCGCGAGGGAGCGGACCAGGACACTTACCCGCCGAAGAGAGAGCCGTCCGCGCCACAGGTCCAGGAGATCCACCCGGAAGAACTCCAGCAGGTCCGCTTCGAGTTCATCTCCGAAGTCCCGGACGACACGGACGGTCCACATCAGTTTCCCGCGTCAGCATGCCCCTGAGCCTGCGCCACCTTGTCCGCGAACTCCTTGAAGTCCCGGATGGTCGCGCCCGATTCCTTGTAGCGTCGCCACTGCTCCGGTCCGACGATGAGACGAACCGCCTCAAGCTCGTCCTCGGCCTCCAAGACCGCGACCGGCATGTCCAGAGGGTGCGGGACGGTGTACGTGGCACCGCGGTGCTCGAAACTGGCGGAGACCTCCGTATTGGCTTCCTTGCCGCGCACCGCCGCCTGTGACGGCCGTGTGTGCCGGGCTGCGGTCATACAAACTCCTTACTGGAAGGCGGGGAGACGCTGGCGAAGGCGCTGTACCCCGCCACTCTGAGTGACGCATGTCACATGATGACGTCTCGCCTTGGATGCAGTGGGTGGTGTCGACAGGGGCAGGCGGCCATGGGTGTCAGGCGCGCCCTTCGCCTTCGATTCCTAAGTCTGATGAGACTTAACCAGCGTGATATTGACAAGGTTCTCCGCGACATCCTTCGGATCAAAGGTTGGGGCGCGGGTATCGTGGCGGTCTGTAGCGCGAAACTTCGTTCCGCAACGTTCTTGGAGGGCAGGTGTTGGGCGACTTCATGGCCCGTGCGGCAGGCGCGGTTGGACTCGTCTGCCGTGCAGTCCCCGTGCTGGCGATCGTGGTCCTGTCTGCCCCTGGCTGGCTGGTATGGCTATTCCTCGGAGCCGAACGCCGCGCTTCCGCCATCGAGATGGTCAGGGAACTGGCAGCGTGGACCAGAGGGGCGGCGTCTGCCGGAGGGGCAGAAAAGAAGGCGCTCTCGTGAGGGCGTAAAGGGTCCACACTGATGCCCCTTTGCAGCTGGGCGTTCGTTCTAAGAGATGAGTGTGCCGGCAGGGCTCGGAGTGAGGATGTCGTCGTCGGTGAGGACGTAGCCGAGACCGCCCTGGTGGTCGAGGGCATCAATCGTCAGCTCGAACTTGGCGTTCTCTTGCCGCTGGAGCTGAATGGCTCCGCGGTCGGAAATCATGGCCCGTGCGATGACACAGCGACTCTTGACGCCCTTCTGTGACCAGTCCACGACGAGGCTGAACTCACGCAGCTCGGGGGTCGAGGAAAGGTCGAGTCGGTAGATGCCGGTCGGGGTGCTGTCCGCACCTAGGACTTCCTTCCACTCCGCACCGAAGAAGAGTTCGGTGGTGAGCTGGTTCGTCTCCATCAGCGTGGCCTTGATCTGGAAGGCTGCCGACTGGACGTTGTAGAGGACGGGGACTGCCGACTGCCAGACAGGCACCGGGTTTGTCTCGATGCTCGGGGTAATGGTCACGCCGGACTCGTCTATGTAGCCAAGCGCCTTGTATCCCGTGGGAGCGGTTGTACCGTCGCCGACATCCACCGGAAGGGTCGTGCCGCCGGTCTCACCGGTCGGCGCCGGTGCGAGGTAGAGCCCTCCATTGGGGGCGAAGCGAATCTTGCCGGCGTCGTTGGCCATGAGGCTCCTCGGGGCATGAGAAGGCCGCCCGGCGCGGAGCGCTCAGGCGGCTGCGGGAGAGTGAGATCAGGAGACGAGGAAGAGGCTGACTTCGCCGCCGTAGACGTGCTCACGGGAGGTTGTGTCCGGCAGGTACACGGGCGAGGAGATCTCCTCGACGTCGAGCACCTCGACGCCGCCGACCACCCTTCCCGGTAGGGCTTCGAGCAGCTGGTCCCGGCAGGCCAGGGCCAGGGCGATAGCTTGGTCCCGGTGTGGGTGGTAGACGTCGTACTCGACGTCCCAGCGGTCCATCCGGTCTCGAACGAGGCGGAAGCCGCCGCTGTGGGCGAGGTGAACGGTGACCTCGCCAGCTTCGCGGCTCACCAGGTCGCCCGTGACGGCTTCGGCCGGCAGGTCGGGTAGTCCCGCTCGAAGAAACTCGACCAGGAGGGCCACCGGATCGGCGCTCACGGACGCCTCGCACGTTCGAGGGCCAGCTTCAGATATCGGCGGCCGGGGTGGCGACGGCCCCTCGGGTCTCGCCAGCCCCGCTCTTGGAGCATGGCGTGACGTACTTTCGGGTGTGCCTCGATGACGACGTTGCCGATCCAACCGCGGGCGTCCCTCGACGTGGCGGTGGTGATGTTCCGGCGGATCTTGTTCCAGTTCCGCTTCGATGTCCGCGGGGCCGCTTGGATCGCCAGGCGGGCGATGCGGTCGACTGCGGCCTGCACCAGCTCGCGTGTGCCGGTGGTGGCGAGGGCCTGGTCCTCCCAGCCGCGTCGGAAGGAGAAACCGGACTTCGGCATCAACGCCTCACCTTCCAGACCTTGATGCGCGTGTGGGCTACAGCGCCGTGCGGCCAGCGCTGAGGTTCGCCCTCGACCTCCCACCACTCACCCAGGACGAACAACCGGTCCGCGGACTCCACGGCCGCACCGAGTGGGAGGTAGACGTTGAGGCGGTCCTGTGTCGTCTCGCGCTCCGGGGAGCGCGGCCAGAACGCACGGTCCGGCTGGACCATGGCGCGGCCGGACCACACCAGCTCGGCGTTCCCCCAGTCCCGGCGAGCCGTGTAGGCGGAGGAGACCAGCGGGGCCCGGTGAACTTCGACCGGCTCAGTGGGCAGCATCAGCCCTCCGTCCTGACGAAGCTGACCGAGGCGAGCTGCCTGCGGAACCGCGACAGCGTGGTACGCGCGGCCGGGGAGAGGAACTGGCCGGTCAAGGGCGAGCCGTAGGTCACCTCGACCTCGCCGACCCGTTCGGCGGCGATGCCAGGTGAGAGAGCAAGCCATCGGATGACCTCGCCGCACACCACGGCGACGACAGCTGGCGGCGGAGTGGGGTAGCCCCACGTCCCCGTGATGGTCACAACCCGGCCGTGATGCCACCCTGCCTCCCGCCACAGGGACCTGCCGACTAGGGACCAGTCGGTCAGGGCCTCCCCACCGTCGAAGGAGACGGACGTGACGGTGAGGCCGGGAGAATAGCGGGCCGGGATGGGCAACTCCTGTGAGCACGTGGCCGACAGGCTGAACGTCTCGCCCTGGTGGTGGTCGAAGTCCCGGCGGCAGAAGTCTTCGACCAGGCCGGCGGCGTCGATCAGGAAGGCTTCGACCTTCGGCCGCTCGTCCTCGGTGATGGGCCGCCCCAGACGAGCGGCCACATCATCAAGTCGCAACGGAAGCGCCCTTCCTTAGTTCCTCCGCCGTCTGGTTGTGCGTGGCGATCATGGTCTCGACGCCCTGAGCGACGACGAGCTGTTCGGGCCGGATGACCTTCGCGTCGTAGATGACCCGGCTCTTGATGGCGTCGGTGAAGGACTCCTGCGGCTTGTACGCGGCCATCTCGGCGTGCGGGATGACCAGGGACGTGGCCTGAGTGGAGCCCATGAACATGTCCACCGACTTGAACGCGTCGTGCGAGCCTCGCAGGAGCTTGCCCTTGTTGCCCCGGGGCCCGCCGGCCGCTGGCCGTGTGTGGGAACCAAGGGTGTTGGAGACGCGGACGGGGATGCCGAGGATGGTGCCGATGACCCCGGAGGGCATGACCGCGCCGCCGCCGAAGTGGCTGGCGTCGATGAACTTCTCGTCCCGCAGCAGCGCCGAGCGCAGCTTGGGGGAGATGAAGAGGAACCTGGAGTCCGGAGCGTTCTTCAGATCCAGGTTCTCCAACATGGCGACGACGACGTCGTAGACACCGATGAAAGCAACAGGATTGAAGGTCTCGTCGGTGTCGGTGATCTCATCGATCTTGCCGTGCAGGTCCGGGAGGCTGGTGTAGGTGTCAGGGATGTCCCGCAGACCGTTGGCGTCCTTGCCCGCGACGGCGGCGAGGATCGTCTTCGCCAGCATGCGGTCGATGGATACGGCCAGGGCACGGGCGCGCTGCCGGACGAGGGCGGTCATCAGGTCGATGCCGGCCTTCGTCTGGAGCTGGTGAAGCGCGTCGATCTCCAGGTGGAAGCTGGAGCCCTTGTTGACGGTCATCTTGATGTACTCAAGAGCCGCCCGGTCGGCGTCGCCGATGGTGCCGTAGGCACCGACGAATCCCTTGTCCTCCACGGTGTCGATGAAGTGCGGAATGCGAACGACATCGCCCTCACGGCGGAACACGCCGTCATAGGCGCGGTTGGTGATCGTGGCCGATCCAAGGATCAGTTCGTCCTCAAGGTCATCAAGGAGTTGATCCGTCCAGATCTCGGGAATGAACGTCTCTGCGACGCCGGTGTTTATCTTGTCGCCGGTCTGGGTGTACCAGCCCTGGACGGCCGGGTTCTCAACTGCCAAGTGTTACCTCGCGGGGATTAGAGTTCTCCCCGCATCAGCGCGTCTATACGTCCGTCCTTGCGGGCCTTGATGCGGTCCTCGCGGGACAGTCGGAGGTAGTCCTCACGCGTGAGCTGATGGGGGTTGGACGTGCCGCCCTGGCGGCCCAAGCCGATGCCCTGGGGGAATTCCGGCTCGCCGGCGGGCTTGGGGAGGGACGAGACGAAAGAGGCGATGGCGTCGGCATTGGGCGAGCCGTCGTCACCGATGAACGCGCCGAGGTTGAGGTAGTCCGCGGGCGGCAGCTCGACGCCGGCCGTTGCTGCCTGGGCGCGCAGCTCAGCGGCGGCCAGGCGCCCGCCGACCTCGGCCAGCGTGGCGGTGCGGGTTTCGTGGCGGGCCTGCTCAAGGGCCCTGTCCGCCTCGCTCATCTGGGCTTGGCGGAGCTGGTCAAGCTCTCTGCTGGCGTCCTTCCACCGGGCCTCGTTGGTCCGGGAGAGCGCCTTCCACTTCGCGACCTCGGCCGCCAGGTCCGGGCTGGGCCTTTCGCCGGCCTCGGTCTCCTCGGTGGTGACGGTTGTGTTCTCCATGGTCTGGTCCATGGGATTCCATCCATTTCGGCTGGGCGTGAAAAAAGCCCCTGCCGTTTCGGCGGGGCCATCAGATAAGCGCTGGTCAGCGCTTGGGTATCTCGTTCTGCTTCCGGGCCTGATTACCGGCGTTGCCCTGCGGCGGCTTGCTGGCCATCGATCGGGCCTTCTGCGGGTCCGGGCCGGGGGCGGGGATCTGCTGCTGCGGCATGTGTTTCTGGATCTCGGCCGCGTCCTTGGCGTCCTGAATCCGCATTTCGCGGAATCGTTCGATCTGCTGCGGGGTGTATCCCGCGTCCGAGAGAAGCTGGTCCCGGGGAACGCCGAGCTGCTGGCGCTTCATCAGCGCGTCCATGTGCTGTGCCTCGGTACGGTTCTCCGGGTCGCGCCAGATGACTTCGGCGCTCCATGCCTCGGCCCGCGCGGTGTCCTTCTTCACCTTGAAGGCCAGACGCATGACCCGCTCCCAGCACTCGCCGAGGTACAGCATCCGCTCGCGCGCCTTGGCGATCAGGCCGGCCTCTGCGGAGGCGACGGACTCACCGGAGGGGGCCTGGCCCTTGTTGGCCAGCATGTAGTGGAAGGGGATGCGGGTGATGCTCGCGAGGTGCTGGACGAGCATGTCCACCAGGACTACGTAGTTGCCCAGGTCGGCGGCCTCGAACTGCCCGAACTTGGCCTGCGGGTCCTCGGCCTGAAGAAGCTTGTCGATCGCCACCCGGAACGGCTCGATCGGCCGGCCGTCGTCGTCTTCCTGGATCTCCAGGCCGGTGACGTATCGCTGCGGCCAGGCCGCAAACTCACTGGCCACCAGCGCGTCGCTGGTGACCTTGTTGATGGCGTCCTGGAGCGGGATGACCGGCGCCAGGTCGGAGACCGGGTGGCCCACCAGGGCCGTGCGGTTGGTCAGTGGGACGACCGGCACCTGGCCGAGCGGGTTCCGCCGGCCTTGCCCGAGCTGGGGCCGCAGGCCGTCGAAGGTGAAGGTGAACACCCGGCCGGGCAGCCACAGCGTGCCGTACTCGCGGCCCCAGTCGTCGGTGTAGAACTTCGCCCCGGCTTCCAGCTCCCTGCGGGAGCCAGGGCGGTACTGGACGACGACTTCCGTGGGTGACTCGACGGTGATGGTCGGCTCGCCCGCGGCGTTGGCCCACACCACGGCGTAGGCCACGCCGTTGATCAGCGCTTCGAGATTGCCGGTGGACGCCTCGGCGTCCATGAAGTTCCGTTGCCAGATCTGCCGGGCGTCCTTGTCGGCGGCCTGGTCGTCCTCCGCCATGCGGAAGCCGTCGATCGCCATCCGCTCGTTGACGGAATCGATGATCAGCCCGGAGAAGTTGTCGGACCAGGCGGCGAAGAGGTGGCCGAACTCGCTGTGGTAGCGGGCCTGGGAGAAGACGAGCTTCTGGTGCCGGCCCTCGTAGTAGTCGCGGTACCGCTGATACCTCGCACGCTGCCGCATGAGCTTGGAGTAGAGGTACTGCATCCAGTCGACGGGGCTGGACGGCGGGGAAGCGAGATGCTGAGCGACGCCGGCCGGTGTTGGCAATGAGTTCAAGTGTCCCCCGGTTTCTCGGGGTCTTGCTCAGAACCCGACTACGCGCCTTCTTTTCGTCTGAAGTCGTCCGTCAGCGATGGCGTCAGCGCGCGCTTCGAGCGCGAGCACGGCGCAGATGGCGAGGTCGATCTTGCGTCGTGAACGTGGGCTGTCCTTGGTGATCAGGAGGCCCTGTGGAACTTCGCGCGTGACGGCGTTGAGCACGTGGCGCGTCAGGTCCGGATGTCCGTCGTGCTTGAGGTCGCCGACCATGCTGGCTGTCCGGAATCTCTCGACGGCTTGTGTCATACGGGTCGGCTTGTTGGTCCAGAACTCGAACACGAAGTCGTCGCCGTGCTCCACCGACCAGCGGCCGATGTTCTCCTGCCAGTACGGCGGGTCGGCGTACATCCACTCCACCCGGTAGGTGGAGAAGGCCCTCCGCACAGCCGCCTCGACCGCGAGGACATCCACTTCCCAGTCGTCCGGCGCGTGCTCGGGCCGTTCCCACAGCCCCAGGACGAACAGCTTGGCGTCCCGCAGGCGGATGCCGACCAGGCCCGTGGCGTCTCCGCGGATGCTGCCGTCGAAGCCGATGGCAATCTGGTCGCCGGGCCGGATCGGGTCGTCCCGGTCGAGGCAGGCGTCCCACTCGGCCTTCGACATCCACCCGTCGCTGCTTTCGGCGATCTGGTTGAAGTAGAAGCGACAGTAGGTCGAGTCCGGCGTGGTGCGGTCGAACAGGATGGTCCTGGTCAGGCCCTCGACG